GGGCCGCAGCTGATGAAAGCGGTGTATGAGATGGCCCGTAAAGGTGCGCAGGATGAGATTCAGGCGCAGATGCGTGATGGCGGCGTATTTTCCGGAGGCAGGCGATGAAAACCTTTCGCTGGAAAGTGAAGCCGGATATGGAGGTGAACTCGCAGCCATCGGTGCGTGAAGTGCGTTTTGGTGACGGGTACTCACAGCGTATGGCGGCAGGGCTGAATGCTGACCTGAAAACATACAGGGTGACGCTTTCCGTGACCCGGGAGGAGGCCCGGCATCTGGAAGCGTTTCTGGCAGAGCACGGTGGCTGGAAGGCATTTTTGTGGAAGCCACCCTATGCATACCGGCAGATAAAGGTGACCTGTGCCGGGTGGTCTGCGCGGGTCGGGATGTTGCGCGTTGAGTTCAGCGCGGAGTTTAAGCAGGTGGTGAACTGATGCAGGATATTCACGAAGAAAGTCTGAACGAGTCGGTTAAGTCAGAGCAGTCACCGCGGGTGGTACTCTGGGAAATCGACCTGACGGTGCAGGGCGGTGAGCGGTATTTTTTCTGCAATGAGCTGAATGAAAAAGGGGAGCCGGTGACCTGGCAGGGGCGTGAATATCAGGCGTACCCGATTGAGGGGAGTGGCTTTGAGATGAACGGGAAGGGCAGCAGTGCCAGACCATCGCTGACGGTGTCCAATCTGTTTGGTCTGGTCACCGGGATGGCGGAAGACCTGCAGAGTCTGGTGGGGGCCACGGTGGTCCGCCGCCGGGTGTATGCCCGTTTTCTGGATGCGGTGAATTTCGTTGCGGGCAATCCGGAGGCGGACCCGGAGCAGGAGCTGAGTGACCGCTGGGTGGTGGAGCAGATGTCGCAGCTGACAGCCATGACGGCCTCGTTTGTGCTGGCCACACCGACCGAGACGGACGGGGCGCTGTTTCCCGGTCGTATCATGCTGGCGAACACCTGTATGTGGACCTACCGCTCTGATGAGTGTGGTTACACGGGCGGGGCTGTGGCGGATGAGTTCGATAAACCCACCACGGATATCCGTAAGGACAGATGCAGCAAGTGCATGCGCGGGTGTGAACTGCGCAGGAATGTCGGCAATTTTGGCGGTTTCCTTTCCATTAATAAACTTTCGCAGTAAATCCCGGTTTATGACACAGACTGAATCAGCGATTCTGGCGCATGCCCGGCGGTGTGCGCCTGCGGAGTCGTGCGGCTTCGTGATAAGCACGCCGGAGGGGGAGCGGTATATCCCTTGTGTGAATATTTCCGCGGAGCCGGAGGCGTATTTTCGTATCGCACCGGAAGACTGGCTGCGGGCAGAGATGCAGGGGGAGATTGTGGCGCTGGTCCACAGTCATCCCGGTGGTCTGCCCTGGCTGAGCGAGGCGGACCGGCGGCTGCAGATAAAGAGTGCCCTGCCCTGGTGGCTGGTCTGCCGGGGTGACATTCACAAATTCCGCTGTGTGCCACATCTGACAGGACGGCGCTTTGAGCACGGGGTGACGGACTGTTACACGCTGTTCCGGGATGCTTATCATCTGGCGGGGACTGAAATGCCGGATTTTCATCGCGAGGATGACTGGTGGCGCAACGGTCAGAACCTTTACCTGGACAATATGGCGGTCACCGGCTTTTACCGGGTGCCCCTGTCCTCTGCACAGGCGGGCGATATTCTGCTGTGCTGCTTTGGTGCTTCGGTACCGAACCATGCCGCCATTTACTGCGGCAACGGTGAGCTGCTTCACCATCTGCCTGAACAACTGAGTAAACGGGAGAGGTATTCCGAAAAATGGCAACGACGAACGCATTCTGTCTGGCGTCACCGCCACTGGCACGCATCCGCCTTTACGGGGATTTACAACGATTTGGCCGCCGCCTCAGCCTGTATGTGAACACGGCAGCGGAAGCCATTCGCGCCCTGTCGATGCAGATGCCGGGCTTTCGCCGTCAGATGAACGAAGGCTGGTACCAGATACGTATTGCCGGTGATGACACGGCACCGGAGGCGGTGTACGCCCGTCTTCACGAACAGCTGGGTGAGGGAACGGTCATCCACATTGTGCCGCGACTGGCCGGGGCCGGAAAGGGTGGACTGCAGATTGTGCTGGGGGCGGCAGCCATCGTGGGCTCTTTCTTCACGGCCGGTGCCTCGATGGTGTTATGGGGTACAGCCCTGAGTGCCGGCGGTTTTTCTGCCACCACGATGCTGTTTTCACTGGGGGCCAGCATGATACTGGGCGGTGTGGCCCAGATGCTGGCCCCGAAGGCAAAAACACCGGATTACCGCGCAACGGATAACGGCAGACAGAACACGTACTTTTCCTCACTGGATAACATGATTGCCCAGGGGAACCCGATGCCGGTGCCTTACGGGGAAATGCTGGTTGGCTCCCGCCGTATATCCCAGGACATCAGCACCCGTGATGAAGGCGGGGGCGGAAAGGTCGTGGTTATCGGGCGGCAGGGGTAAAAAGAATAAAAAAATCCCGCAGTGATCGCGGACAGGAACTGCGGGAGAGTTACGAAGATTAAGTGTAAGGAATTATTCTTATATCACGACAAAAAAATTAACGCAGAGAAATTATACGCGCCACAGTCAGTTTGTGAAAATGTGAAGATATTCAGAATTTTTATGCCATTACCGGTTTTAACCAACAGGATTATCGGTGGGCATGAAAGAAAACCCCGGTATCTGCTGATACCGGGGTTTCTCTTTAGCATGGCAGAAATGTGTTTCATGCTTTTCGGGCGAAGGATATCCGACTTCTGTACGGAATGGCAAGTGGCGGTTAATTTATTCAGGGGAAGGCTGTATGGGAAAAGGTGGCGGTAAGGCACACACGCCTCGTGAGGCGAAGGATAATCTCAAATCCACGCAGATGATGAGTGTGATTGATGCGATTGGTGAGGGACCGATAGAAGGTCCGGTGAAGGGACTGCAGAGTATTCTGGTGAACAAAACCCCGCTGACGGACACGGACGGTAATCCCGTGATACACGGTGTGACTGCGGTCTGGCGTGCCGGGGAGCAGGAGCAGACACCACCGGAAGGCTTTGAGTCCTCCGGAGCTGAAACCGGACTGGGCGTGGAAGTGACGAAGGCAAAACCGGTGACGCGCACCATTACGTCCGCGAACATTGACCGCCTGCGGGTTACCTTCGGGGTGCAGTCACTGGTGCAGACCACGTCAAAGGGCGACCGTAATCCTTCCTCTGTCCGGATTCTGATTCAGTTACAGCGTAATGGCCGCTGGGTGACGGAAAAGGATGTCACCATTAACGGCAAGACCACCTCGCAGTTCCTGGCCTCGGTGATTCTGGATAATCTGCCGCCCCGGCCCTTTAACATCCGGATGGTCCGGGAGACGGCGGACAGCACCACGGACCAGTTGCAGAACAGAACGCTCTGGTCATCGTACACTGAAATCATCGATGTGAAACAGTGCTACCCGAACACGGCCATTGTGGGGCTGCAGGTGGATGCGGAGCAGTTCGGCGGCCAGCAGATGACGGTGAACTACCATATCCGCGGTCGCATCATTCAGGTGCCGTCAAACTATGACCCGGAAAAACGCACGTACAGTGGTATCTGGGACGGCAGTCTGAAACCGGCATACAGCAACAATCCGGCCTGGTGTCTGTGGGACATGCTGACTCACCCGCGCTACGGCATGGGAAAACGTCTGGGGGCGGCGGATGTGGACAAGTGGGCGCTGTATGCCATCGGGCAGTACTGCGACCAGACGGTCCCGGATGGTTTCGGGGGGACCGAGCCGCGGATGACCTTTAATGCGTACCTGGCACAACAGCGTAAGGCGTGGGACGTTCTCAGTGATTTCTGCTCTGCGATGCGCTGTATGCCGGTATGGAACGGTCAGACGCTGACGTTCGTTCAGGACCGCCCGTCGGATGTGGTGTGGCCGTACACCAGCAGCGATGTGGTGGTGGATGATAACGGCGTGGGATTCCGCTACAGCTTCAGTGCCCTGAAGGACCGGCACACGGCGGTGGAGGTGAATTACACCGACCCGCAGAACGGCTGGCAGACCTCCACGGAACTGGTGGAAGACCCGGAAGCCATACTGCGCTACGGACGCAACCTGCTGAAGATGGACGCGTTCGGCTGTACCAGCCGCGGTCAGGCCCACCGTGCCGGACTGTGGGTGATAAAGACCGAACTGCTGGAAACGCAGACGGTGGATTTCACGCTCGGGTCTCAGGGGCTGCGGCACACACCCGGTGACATCATTGAAATCTGTGATAACGACTATGCCGGGACCCTGACCGGCGGACGTGTCCTGTCCATTGATGCTGCCACCCGCACCCTGACGCTGGACCGTGAAGTGACACTTCCGGAGACCGGTGCCGCCACGGTGAACCTGATTAACGGCAGTGGTAAGCCGGTGAGTGTGGACATCACCGAACACCCCGCGCCGGACCGGATACAGGTCAGTACCCTGCCTGATGGTGTGGAGACATACGGGGTGTGGGGACTCTCCCTGCCGTCACTGCGCCGTCGCCTGTTCCGCTGTGTCTCCATCCGGGAAAACACGGACGGCACCTTTGCCATCACGGCGGTGCAGCACGTACCGGAAAAAGAAGCCATCGTGGATAACGGGGCCAGCTTTGAGCCGCAGTCAGGCAGCCTGAACAGCGTTATCCCACCGGCAGTGCAGCACCTGACGGTGGAGGTGAGTGCAGCTGACGGTCAGTATCTGGCACAGGCGAAATGGGACACGCCGCGGGTGGTGAAGGGTGTGCGCTTCAGTCTGCGTCTGACCAGCGGAAGCGGAGAAGACAGCCGTCTGGTGAGCACCGCCATCACCGCAGACACGGAGCACCGTTTCAGTGGTCTGCCGCTGGGGGAATACACCCTGACGGTGCGGGCCATTAACAGCTACGGCCAGCAGGGCGAACCTGCGACCACCACCTTCCGGATTAACGCGCCTGCAAAACCCGCCACCATTGAGCTGACGCCGGGGTATTTTCAGATAACGGCGGTCCCGCGTCTTGCGGTGTATGACCCGACGGTACAGTTTGAATTCTGGTTCTCAGAAAAACGCATCACGAACACGGCACAGGTGGAAAAATCTGCCCGTTATCTGGGGACCGGCAGTCAGTGGACTGTCCAGGGGAGCCGGATTAAGCCGGGGACGGATTTCTGGTTTTACGTGCGAAGCGTCAACCTGGTGGGAAAATCTGCTTTTGTGGAAGCCAGCGGGCAGCCCAGCAATGATGGTGAAGGGTATCTGGAAATTTTCCGGGGGCTGATAGATGAGACGCTTCTGGGCCAGGCACTGAAAGAGCGCATTGATGCTTCAGCGCTGCGTACGGAGGTCACGCAACTGGAAGAAGACATCCGTCAGCGGATGGACACGGATATCGCAGAAGTGACCCGGAAAATCGGGGAGGCGGAAAACAGCCTCACGCAGCTGGTTGCGAAAAAGAATGAGGACCAGACACTGGCCATCGCGCAGGTGAGCCAGAAAGTGGACCGGGTGAGCAGTGAAATCTCACAGACTGTCAGCCAGGGGCAGTCAGAAAATGCCCGACAGATAGCACAGGTCCGCCAGTACGTGGATAAAAAAGGGAGTGAAATTACCTCGACCACGGATAAAAAACTGGGTGACCAGGCCGTGACCATACAGCAAATCCAGCGGGTTCAGTCAGACACGCGCAATGAGCTGAATGCCATGTATATGCTGAAGGTGCAGAAAACAAAAAACGGTATTCCCTATGTGGCCGGGATTGGTGCGGGGATTGAGGATGTTGATGGTCAGACGCTGAGCAGTATTCTGCTGCAGGCGGACCGTATCGCGATGATTACCCCGGAGAATGGCAACACCACGCCGCTGTTTGTGGCGCAGGGGAATCAGCTGTTCATGAACGACGTGTTCCTGAAGCGACTGTTTGCGGTGAGCATCACGTCATCCGGCAATCCTCCGACGTTTTCCCTGACGCCGGATGGCAGGCTGACAGCCCGCAATGCGGATATCAGTGGAGCCATCACGGCGAATACCGGCACGCTCAATAATGTCACCATTAACGAGAACTGTGTCATCAGAGGGAAACTGTCTGCAAACCAGATTGAAGGCGATCTCGTTAAAACAGTGGGTAAGGCTTTCCCCCGTGACTCCCGTGCACCGAAGCGTTGGCCATCAGGAACCATTACCGTCAGGGTTTATGACGATCAGCCGTTTAACCGGCAGATTGTTATTCCGGCGGTGGCTTTCAGCGGTGCCAGACATGAGCGGGAGAACAGCGATACTTATTCGTCATGCCGCCTGATAGTGAAGAAAAACGGTGCTGAAATTTATAACCGTACCGCGATGGATAATACGCTGGTTTACAGTGGTGTTATTGATATGCCTGCTGGTCGCGGCCACATGACGCTGGAGTTTTCTGTATCAGCATGGTGGGTAAATGGCTGGTATCCCACAGCAAGTATCAGCGATTTGCTGGTTGTTGTGATGAAGAAAGCCACTGCAGGCATCACGATTAGCTGAATTTTATAACCCCAATACGGGCGCCAGAAATGGCGCCTTTTTTATTGCAGAAAAGCGAGAGGTAATTATGCGTAAACTTTATGCCGCCATTTTGTCCGCAGCCATTTGTCTGGCCGTATCCGGTGCGCCTGCATGGGCATCTGAACATCAGTCCACGCTGAGCGCGGGGTATCTTCATGCCCGGACCAACGTTCCCGGCAGTGATGATCTGAACGGGATTAACGTGAAATACCGTTATGAGTTTACGGATACGCTGGGGCTGGTGACGTCATTCAGCTATGCAGGAGACAAGAATCGCCAGCTGACCCGTTACAGCGATACCAGCTGGCATGAAGATTCCGTGCGTAACCGCTGGTTCAGCGTGATGGCGGGGCCGTCTGTGCGCGTGAATGAATGGTTCAGCGCGTATGCGATGGCGGGTATGGCTTACAGCCGTGTTTCGACTTTTTCCGGGGATTACCTTCGCGTAACTGACAACAAGGGGAAAACGCACGATGTGCTGACCGGAAGTGATGACGGTCGCCACAGCAACACGTCTCTGGCGTGGGGGGCTGGCGTGCAGTTTAACCCGACCGAATCCGTGGCCATTGATATTGCTTATGAAGGTTCTGGCAGTGGTGACTGGCGCACTGACGGTTTCATCGTGGGTGTCGGTTATAAATTCTGATTAGCCAGGTAACACAGTGTTATGACAGCCCGCCGGTTCAGGTGGGCTTTTTTGTGGGGGGAATATGGCAGTAAAGATTTCAGGTGTACTGAAAGACGGCACAGGAAAACCGGTACAGAACTGCTCAATCCAGCTGAAAGCAAAACGTAACAGCACCACGGTGGTAGTGAACACGCTGGCCTCAGAAAATCCGGATGAAGCCGGGCGTTACAGTATGGATGTTGAGTATGGCCAGTACAGCGTTATCCTGCTGGTTGAAGGTTTTTCGCCTTCACATGCCGGGACCATCACCGTGTATGAAGATTCTAAGCCGGGGACGCTGAATGATTTTCTCGGTGCCATGACGGAAGATGATGTCATGCCGGAGGCATTGCGTCGTTTTGAGGAAATGGTGGAAGAAGCGGCACGCAACGCTGAAGCCGCCTCTCAGAGCGCAGCGGCGGCAAAGAAATCCGAAACTGCAGCGGCATCATCGAAGAACGCGGCGAAAACCTCAGAAACGAATGCAGCTAATAGTGCACAGGCGGCAGCGACCTCAAAGACTGCATCGGCAAACTCCGCGACAGCAGCCAAAAAATCAGAAACCAACGCGAAAAATAGCGAGACAGCCGCAAAGACGAGCGAAACCAACGCAAAGTCCAGCCAGACGGCAGCGAAAACCAGCGAAACGAATGCCAAAGCCAGTGAAACTGCGGCAAAAAACAGCCAGGTTGCAGCAGCCCAAAGCGAGAGCGCGGCAGCCGGTTCTGCGACTTCAGCAGCTGGATCAGCAACTGCTGCGGCTAACAGCCAGAAAGCTGCGAAGACGAGTGAAACTAACGCAAAGTCCAGCCAGACGGCAGCGAAGACCAGCGAAACGAATGCCAAAGCCAGCGAAACTGCGGCGAAAAACAGTCAGGATGCAGCAGCCCAAAGCGAGAGTGCTGCAGCTGGTTCTGCAAGCGCGGCGGCTGCTTCTGCCACTGCATCAGCCAACAGTCAAAAAGCAGCAAAAACCAGTGAAACCAATGCAAAGACAAGCGAGACTGCAGCGGCGAACTCGGCGAAAGCATCGGCAGCAAGCCAGACAGCAGCTAAAGCAAGTGAAGACGCAGCCAGAGAGTATGCAAGTCAGGCAGCAGAGCCGTATAAATATGTCTTACAGCCACTGCCTGATGTGTGGATACCGTTTAACGATTCACTGGATATGATTACGGGCTTTTCGCCGTCATATAAAAAAATTGTTATTGGTGATGATGAAATAACGATGCCTGGCGACAAGGTTGTTAAGTTTAAACGCGCATCAACTGCCACATATATCAATAAATCAGGCGTATTTAGTGTTGCTAAAATTGATGAGCCACGATTTGAAAAAGAAGGTTTATTGATTGAAGGACAGCGCACTAACTATTTTGTTAAATCCAATACTCCCGCTGAATGGACGAGTACCAGCAATATCGATAAAACTAATAATGGTGTTGATGAATTTGGTTTTTCATATGCCAAAATGCGAACAAAAGATAATATGACAGGACAATCATCTGCACTTAGTCTGCATACATGCAGTGCATCCCGGGGGATTGATGTTAGTGGCGATAATAAGTATTGCACTGTTTCATGCAGGGTTAAAGCTCCTGATGGTCTTCGTTGTCGTTTGCGTTTTGAAAAATACGATGGGTCGGTTTATACATTTTTAGGAGATGCTTATTTAACTTTCGGAACTCTGATAATAGAAAAAACTGGCGGAGCAGCCAATAGAATAGCAGCTACTGCAACTAAAGATCCGGTTACAGGGTGGATTTTCTATGAGGCAACTATAGAAGCTGTTGAAGGTGAAACCTTAATTGGCGCAATGATTCAGTATGCGCCGAAAAAAGGTGGTATAACTGAAGCGGGAGATTATATTTACCTTGCAACACCACAATTTGAAAACGGCGGATGTGCTTCATCTTTTGTTATTACGACAACTGCACCCGCAACCCGCTCCAGTGATATGGTGACGATCCCAACTGAAAATAATATCTATAATAGACCGCTTACGTGTCTTGTCGAGGTTAATAGAAATTGGGGCGATATTCCTCCTAATGTAGCACCGCGTATTTTTGATTTTTCTGGTGTGCCACCTATTGAGTCAATTACATACGCTTTTAACACAACTGAGAAATATTACGGTCAGCTTTATATGCAAACTTATAAAGCGTCGACAAGTACTTACGTTTCTAGTGTGTTTGCTGGTCGAGCTGATGTTCGAAAATTCATTGGTGGTTTTAATATTTATTCTGATGGTACTAAACGAGTAGTTTCTAACGGTGAGGCTACTAAAACTATGAAAACGGAGTGGACGGGCGTAAAAACACGGACCTTTATTCGAATTGGAGGTCAAGCCACATCGGGAACTCGTCATCTATTCGGCCATTTGAGAAATCTTCGTCTCTGGCATAAAGAATTAACTGATGCGCAAATGGGGGAGAGTATTAAATGAAAGATTTAACACTCAAATTTGCAGACAGGGCCGACTTTTCGGCCTTTATGGAGAGCATTGGCTATTATGATGACGAGTCGATGCAGGATGATATTCTTATTGACGTGATAGGTAATGTGTACAAAGAAACCGGAGAACTTACTGAAGATGGCGAGCCGGTATGTGTTAAGGAGGACGGATATTTTGTAAATGTGCGCATCATTAATGATTCGCAAATATCGTCATTATTCGATGAATACGTGGTTGCTGTTGAGCATCAACTCCGTAGCTGGATGTGAGGAAGAAAAATGGCTACATCGACAGTAATTCCTGATGACATCAAAACGCTAAAGGGAGATGTCAGTAAGGCAAAGGAAGATATTTCCTCAATTAACGTAAAAGTATCAACGCTTCAGACTGATATGGACAGTGCAAAGCAGGATATCAGTACCAGATACACAAAAACAGAAGTGGATAATAAGCTGAAAAACAAAGTGGAAGTGAACGATCTGGAAAGTGGTCGTTATGGCGGAGATTTTTACCCGCTGACTGGCCGTGAAGCGTTTTATTTATGGGGATTGGGCACAACTACAGCGGCGGCAAATCTTTATCTTAATCCTGACCCTGCAATTTCGTCTGTGCTGCGGTCAACATCGTCTATCCGCTATAAACATTCAGTAGAGACGATAGATTCAGAGCACGCCGATCTCATTTTCAGGATGCGCCCTGTGTGGTACAGGTCGCAATGCGAAAATGACAGGCGTGACTGGGGATTCTATGGATTGATTGCCGAGGAAGTAGGAGAAATTGCCCCTCAGTTTGTTCACTGGCGACCAGCCAACGAAGATGATGCACCGGAAACCATTTCCAGCAATGGCCTTGTTGCCGAAGGTGTAATGTACGAACGTCTGGTTGTTCCACTGATTCACCATATCCAGAAACTGACTGAAAGAGTTGATGAACTTGAGTCAGAATTGAAGTTGTTATCAACTTCCCAAAGCGATATCGGATAAAGGAGGAGTAATGGATATAACACCTTTTCTTCATGCGCTTTGTGCTGTGGCTGCGCAGGTAATGATTGGTCTTTTTGCCGGAAACTGGGTTTACGGGGCGATAGCCGGTTGTACGTTCTTCATTGCGCGTGAACACACCCAGGCAGAATATCGCTGGATTGAAATGTTCGGGCATGGCAAGTGGATTAACATGCCGTGGTGGGGCGGTTTTGATCCGCGTGTTTGGGATGTGGCAAGCCTGATAGATTTTGCTGTGCCGGTGGTGGCGTGTCTGCTGGTCTGGCTGTTGGTTAATCGTGGGTGAAAAAAGGTGAGCTGTATATGCAACGGAGGAAGAAACCCCGTTGCTGGAAGCCTGGAAAAAGTATCGGGTGTTGCTGAACCGTGTTGATACATCAACTGCACCTGATATTGAGTGGCCTACGAACCCTGTCAGGGAGTAATCATTGGGATTATGCCGCAGCACGTCTTAAGCAAGAACGTGCTGCGGTTGGATG